CCCTCTTGCAATGGTCCTACGATCAGTTTGGTGAGGGGGGAGACGCGATCATGTTGGGGCTGCCAGCCGCGACAACTGGGATCAGTCTCTACAGTCAGGTCAACTCCCCCCTCGCCAATCCAGTCCGGGACGCGAGCACTATGTTCAGCGTCGTGACTTGGGACAGAATGAAGAAGCTCGGCCAGGCGGTCGGCGGGGCCTTTGATAACTGGCAAGCCACCGGCGAGCACCCGGCCCACAATCAGCAGGTCCGGGATATGTTGATCCAAGCCTTTGCGCCGACGACTATCCATAAGACCTTCGCCACGATCAACCAGAACGGGGATATTACCTCTGCGGCTTCGGGGTATCCGATAGCCAAAGACGTCAGCCCGGCCCATCGGGTCCTCTACAGCTTTGGGTTCCACCCTGTTGAACTGGACCGCGGGCAAGCCATTTCCCAGGAACTCTATTCCTCGCAGGAGAAACTCCGCGGGCGAGTGAATGACCTCGGTAAGGCCTGGGCCCACGCACAGACCATCGGGAATGGGGAGCAGCTGGGACTCATCATGAGACAGGCCATGGTGTGGGGGCTGGATGCTTCGAGTGTCATTAAGTCCGCCATGGCTATTATGGACAAGTCGAGGAAGGATGTCGTCGAGAGGCAGATGCGCCCGCAGGATCTCGGGTCGTATATCTCAGCGATCAACGCCACGAAAGATGAGTGATGGTCAACAAGATAGTCTCGACGATCTCTCACAGCCTTCGGGACCATCCGATAGCGTTGACGCTGTTGGCGCTGAACTGTGTGTTTCTCGTGGCAACGGCTTGGACTACCCATGAGATTGCCTCGAACGCCCGAACGAGAGAGGCGTCGTTTCATGCGCTGTTGAAAGATTGCATAGACGAGAGGAACAAGTGATGAGCTTCTCCTATGGGACCAAGTGGCCGGAATATGCAGCTCAGTGGAATGCCATGGAGGCCATGAACCAAGAGGCCGCCGACCTGTACAGGGCACTCGCTGAGGAGGCTATCTACAACAAGCGGCGCTACCTAGGGGTGGAGCTGGACACGAATGTACCCTGGATGCTGATTGCCGGACTCCACATGCGAGAGGCCAGCTTCGACTGGGACACGTATCTGGGCAATGGTCAGCCGCTGGATCAGGTCACCACCCTCGTGCCGGCGGGAAGGGGTCCGTTCAGCAGCTGGGAGGAAGGAGCCATTGATGCTCTGACCTATGATGGTATGGATCAGATCATTGACTGGCGCTTGGAGAAGATGCTCTTCAATGCCGAGGCCTACAACGGCACGGGCTACCACAACAAGGGCCTTCCCTCGCCGTACCTGTGGGCTCTCACCAATATCCAAGAGCCTGGGAAGTACGTCGCTGATGGGGAGTTCGACGAGGACCACTGGGATACTCAGCCCGGCGTCGCGGGACTCCTCTACGCTATCAACAAGATCAACCCGCCTTCCCAGTACCAACGGGAGACGGCAACTCCGGTGTGGTTCAACGTCAGGCGTATCCACATCCTCGCTCATGCTATAACAAGAGGGAAATGACATGTCACTAGGACTCGCCTTTTGGGTGATCTGGCTGATCACGGTAGTATTCATGATCGCGGTACACTTCGGCTACGTCGGAGGCCCGTGGGCGTATGGGAACTGGATGCTTGTGTTCATCCTGCTGACCCTCGTAGCTTGGCAGGTGTTCGGGCCTCCCATCCGGGGGTAACTGGACGGGACATTTGATAATCAAAGCGGGGGGATCAGTTACTCCATCCCGTGCTCTGTCTTTGGCCGGGGCCGATACGAGTTGGTCCCGGCGATTTTCTCGAAGATACCGGCTTTCTCGGCGATCTCGATGACTCGGTGGATCTTTTCACTTGGGACACGATTTTGCAGGAAATGAATGAGACGGCTTTCATGTATGGGAGCCTTGCTTGTTATCCAGAGTTGCCATGCGAAGAAGTGCATTTCTTGAATGACCTGCGCATCGGAGCGCTGGACCATTTCGCGGAAGATGTCGGGCATTATGCGCTCGGCTTCGAGCAGCCAGTGACGGGCACGTTCGAAGTCTATCATTTCAATGGTCTGCCGACCGGCGGAGACAGCGGAAATTAGCGACAGCTTGAGTACGTGGATCACCCTCCTCGATATGTAATGCTCGAGTCGGGAATGTGTGGGGACTGGTTCCATCCCCGTGCCGTACCATAGCTCGATCTGAGTCTCGGCCTCGGGGGAGAATGGCATAGCCCCGAAGCGTTTGAGCATGGCCTTCATCCCCAGGAGCAGCGGCACATGAAGCCTTGTGTACCGATCAAATGCCGCTCGCTCGAAGAGTTTGGTCTTGACCGGGAGGGCCGAATACACCATCAGCATCCGGCTCATAAATCCCTGACCCCACGCTGCCTCAGGAAGGAGTTGTGCGAGATAGGCGGGCTGGACTCCTCCCAAGATTGTAAGCTGCGGGTTGATAATATCAATCTGTTCGTCGCCAAACCCGCGCCGGTTCTGCTGGTGTACGTCAGGATTATCGTATATCCGGTTGAGGGACGATAGAAAGTCGAGATCGTAGGCGGGAATGAAGACTCCAAGTTCATCCGCTGCCACCAAGAGCGTATGGTACTCGATGATCGCGGACTCAGATTTGATGATTCGTCTAGCAGCGTTTTTAAGCGCGTCAATGAAAGCAGCTTTCGTGACATCATGAGGGGCAACTTTGAGTTCACGGGTTTGTCTCCAGAGTGTGTCGACTCGGCTGATGGCTTGGGTCTTGCCCACGCCGGGGTTGCTAATCAGCATGATATAGAGGTTCGGATACAGTTTCCCCTGTGCGGACTCGAGCCACACACGGCGTTCGAGGGCACCACCAACCGCAGCAATCGCAGACCAGAGTCTGAAGATCGGCGGTGAGGGTATGCCTTCAGTTGCCGTCAGAAATAACTCGATCCAGTCCTGAGACTCGGGTTCGGACATCAGCAGTACCGGGCTTCCATTTAACGAGTCCGTTGGGGTTCTTGATAGTCTGCCCACGGGAGGTTCTGATTGTGGAGTCGGCCCAGTTCCACCCGATCTTGCACTCGTTGGGGATGAGGATGGTACGACCGGCGGCAGTAATGGGGATGCTACACAGCTCCATCGCCTTCACCAGCAGCTCCTCGTGGCCTTCCGGGTACTGAAACACAATCGAGTCGTGGACCTGCGCCAGTAGCTTCACTTCGGGGAGCCACCGCCAGACCCGCCAGAGGGCCGTGTTGAGTAGGTCTCCAACAGTTGATTGAGGGCTATACGCGATTGCTTCTCGAAGTGTTGCGTCATCTCCAGGGCGTCCAAAGAAATGTCTACGCCGGCCCAAGGGGGTTGTAAGACACTGGTTGAGCCCGATTTCACGAGAAGTCCAACCATGCCACTGCGGGATGCCGGGGAAAGCCCTAAAGTATGCCCCTTGAAAATCAGCGATAACTCGCTCGTCAACCTTAAGGTGACGGGCCACTGTTCTTGCCGTCCCATAATAGTTCGTAGCATGGCCTCCTCGCTTAGCCATGTCTCGGTATGTGAATTGACGATAGAAAACTTGCTCTGCAGCGGACTTGACATCGGGGACTCCTGGTGAGGGTTTGACTATATCCGGCCAGACGAGCTTAGCGACAGTAGTGTGAAGGTCGCCGGACTCGCAGGCCACGAGGTAGCTTGGATCGCCCACGGCCTGCCACACGAGCAGACCAACAATCCAACTTTCGGCCTGTTGCAGATCAAGATTGCATAGCTTGAACCCTGGGTCAGCGATGAATACCCGTCGGAGTTCAGCGGTGATATTCTGGAGATTAGTACCTCCGCCCCAAACGTTCCCACTTGAGGACCACCGCCCTGTTTCAGTACCTGCCACATTGTAGGATGTTCGGAGTCTGCCATCGGGGTCAACCTCGGATTGAAGGACGGAGATTTTTTTGCTGATGTCCTTCGCGGCTAGGACCGCGTTGATGATAGGGATGGCATAGAAGTAAGCTAGCAGCTTCTCCATAGCCTCCCGATTGGTTGAGACCCGGCGGACGCCCTTGAAGTTGAGATAAACCTCGGGGAGTCCTAGTCCCGCCGGGCCGTAGAAAAAAGCCTTGAGTTGGGCGGGGCTGTTAGGATTAAGTGGCTGCTTCCACACCGCCTGGGCGTATTTCTGCAGTATTGAATTCACCCTCAGCAACCGCTTTTGCAGGGACTCTATGGCGGCCCTGCGCTCGTAAGGATCGACCCGGAACCCCCGAGTCATCAGGTCGAGAGCTGGGGCCTGCATACCCCGCTCGAATTGATACACCAGCGCTGGCCCCGGATCGTTGGACTCCCGGAGTTCACGCTCGATCTGGCCGTGGACTTCAAGGGTGACGCAGGTATCAAGGCCGCAATAGACCTGGAGTCTGTCGTCAGGGTTGAGGTCGTCAGGCTTTAGGTTGGACGTCTCGATTATTGGCAACTGGAAGTGTCCGTATGCTAAAGAGTTTCTTCTCGGATGCGGCTTTGACGAGGGCGTTCTTCATGCCGGGGCTGAACCCCCGGTCCACATAGAACACGACCTCATCAGCGGTGTGCCATTTGTCATAGCCTAGGGCTATGCCGAGCTGGCGGAGTTCAGGGTCGGAGTCGAGCAGGAACTGGGGATAGAACAGATGACTCGCGAATGGGTCCTCTCCCTGACCGAATGAGTGGGCACAACAACTCCGAGCGTATGCAACGTTGGCAGCTATGTCCTCTTTGGTCTCCCCGTGGAATGGAGACTCGATGATGACCTTGCGCCTCCCCAGTCGGATGATACCTCCGGGGGTTAAGAAGTCTTTCAAGTTCATTCTGATTCCTCCAATTTGAGTTTGTCCTCGCCCCGAGTCCGCATCAGTTTCCAGGCTGCTTCGTTGGTGTGGATGCTGCCTAGAAATCCTAGGGATTTGGGCATTTCCGGGTACAGTGCGTGCTGGATTAGCATTGTATCTTCGGAGATATTCCATAGTTTGAACCTCTCCCGTAGTAGGTACTGGATGTCGTAGAGGCCGTTCTGGAAAAGCTTCGGAACGGGCGATGCGAGTACGGATTGCATGATCTTGCGGACTTCGACTTCTTCCTCGACACTCCAGTAGGAGTGATTGGGTTTCCGCCACGCTAGGAATGGGATCACAAAGGCATGATCGGGGTCGGCGCTGAAGGAGATACACGAGATCAACTTCTGCCGGGTCTCGGTGTCGATGCTCAGCAGTCGCGCACTTTTAGCCGTGGGTGCCCAGGCTCTGACTTCCTCAATTGTAGGGTTGATGTGGACGAACCTCGCGGGACGGCGGATCTCGGGAAAGAGAGATTCTCTCCTCGCCTTCATGAGGTCAGCTACAATGATAGGTCGGAGACTCCAATCGCGGAGAGCTGCTGGGTGGTAGGTAGGTAGAACTTTGCCATAGCCGTAAGGGGACAGGGCGACCGTGCCTCTAAGCTTCGTAATACCAGACACTCCAAGAGTGGCCCACAGCGCAGTATTACCGAGGGCCACGATAAGGTTAGGCTGGACCGATAGAATCTCCTGCCGAAGTCGGTCGAGTTCGGGAAGTAGATCTGGGTGGAGATACCGGCCCTGCGATAATGGAGGCAACTGATGGCCACACTCTTTCTTCTTGACACAGAACTTCTCCTGAAGTTTGTTGTCAGGTGGCCGGGTCCAGAGGACGTTCGTGAGGTAACACTCGGAGCGGGAGATACCGGCCTCTTCAAGCATCCGGTCTAACTCCTGCCCCGAGTATCCGACGAATGGGATACCTGTCAATTCCTCGTCCTTGCCGGGCGCTTCACCCAGCAGCATGATCCGGGCTTTGCTCGGACCAATGGACTTGATACATGGATTGAGCAGGCTCTCCCGATCACTCATCTTCTTCAGTGGCCCGTTCTTCGTAGAACTCAATTGCGATGTCGAGCAGGTGTCGGGACTTGTGGAGGTCCACGATGCCGCCCTTGGCTTTCCATCGAGCCATGTACTCGACGACTCGGCCCTCGATGTAGCCCATGTCGTTATGGAGGATGAACTCAATCGGTTGCAGGGCCATGTTCATGTAGTGCTCGCCGCCGACCTGCATGTCGATTGCTTTCAGGAGTGGTTCTTCCACCGTTGGCTTGATGTGTTTGGTGTACTTGCGCTTGGCTTTTAGTCTCATGACTTCTTCTCCAATGCTCGGAGGTTACGGGATTTTCGCAGAGCAATCCGGGCAGCCTCTGCGTAGTCGGGGTTGATTTCCAGTCCGAGGACTTGCTTAGCTCCGAGGGACTCAGCCGCTCGAAGCGCCGAGCCTGACCCGCAGGTAGGGTCGAACATCCGGGTGTTCTCGTCCACGAACATCTGGAAGAAGTGCCGTAGCATTGGCTCCGGTTTCTCGGACTGGTGGTTCTCCTTCGTGGTCGGAGCACCGTAAGCATTGGACACCGCTCGGATGATATGGCGATCCCCACGGCTGGCCATCAACGCAGTCTCGGTGATTTGACGGGGGCCTCGCTTCGGATCAGGGAGGATACCCTTGTTGTCAGTTTTCATCCAAGTCAGTGGGACTGGGATGAACGTCAGTGACGGGGCGCGTTCTCGGAAGAACTCCATGGTCTGCCATTGGCGGTCCACTCGGGACGACAACCAGAACATCAGGTGCCCGGACTGGGTCATGAGTTTATCTAGGTTATGGGCGAGGCTGGTACATAGGTCGCTGTCTGCATAGCCGCCGTGCGCTGCGGAGCCAGCCTGCTCGGACTTGTCGAGGCCGATCCCGTAGGGGAGATCACAGTGGATGAATGAGAAGGGCTGGCCGGTGTATGAGTTCACCCATGCCATGAAGTTCTCGGATAGGATAGACTCGGGTTGCTTCGGAACAGGCTTCGCGGTTGGCTTAACCCCTGACACCATGGTCATGCTGGGGGCTGCTGGTTGCAGCGGGGCTTCGACTATCTCGGGTGCCATCAGGTCATTCATGGCGTCGTCAGCTAGACGGCCCTCCCGCCGGGCGATGATGTTGTAGGCTGGGCGGTAGCCAGTCGCGGCGAGGATCATAGGGTCTTTGAGTTCGACCGCTTCCGCGACTTTCAGCATGATGCTCAATAGACCACCTTGCATCCCGATGGACTCGGCGGTGGACTGTTGAGTCCAGCCCGACTCAGATCGGACATACAACTGGTGGATGCGCTTGACCGCGGCGACCTCCTCCTGCCATGTCAAGTCATGTCGCTTGACGTTCTCCTCAAGTTCGAGGATCTGGCGTTCGGTTTCGGATAGGTCCTCGACCATGCGGCAAGGGATGTCGGGCAAGGTAAGGGCTTCGGAGGCTCGGTAGCGGCGCTCCCCTGCAATCAGCAGGTACGATCCACCTTCCTGGGCCTCGACGATGATGGGCTGGACTACCCCCCGGAGTTTGATCGACGGGAGCAAGTCCTCGACGTTGACTTTTCTCCGCTGTCTGTCAGGGGCTACGGTGATCTGAGCTAATTTCAGGCGTTTGTACTTGTTTGTGATAGTCACGGCAGGGTCCCCCTGTGGAAAGGTGTAGCCCCCCGGTGACGCGGAACTGCCGGGGGGCTACGCAGCGACTAGGCTTCAGCCGGGCCGCTGATCTGGCTGATGTTGTTGTAGAACACGCCCTCTTCCTTATCGGAAGGGGTCATGGTAACAGTCATCTGCACGGGCCGGCCCTTGACTTCCGGGATAGCCTCGCCGAAGGAACGGCCTTCGATTGAGACGCCGAGGGAATCAAGGAAATCCTTGAGCCGGTACATGGAGTCATCGGTCAAGTAGAAGTCTGTGGACGGCTTCCACTTGGTGAGGTCGAGGGGCTGACCCTCGGCATCGACCAGCTGGGCGGCATCAATGTCCGGTCCCGGCTGCATGTCCCCGATCTCGAACTTCACGAGCGGGGTCTTTTTCTGTTTGGACTCGTCGAACTTGTAGCCTACGATACGTCCGAAGTAAGTCCCTGCGGGTTTTGCTGTCGGGCGCTTGACTGAGTCCATAGGTTTTGAGAGTAGTGATTGAAAGTTTACGGTCATGCGAGTGCTCCAGATGAAGCTGGTTTCCCAGCGGATTCGCCACGAACTGCGGCGAAGTACTCGGCTAACCCGGAGTCAAGAGGATAGGTTCTCTTGACGAAACCGGGAGCCGGGTTCTTGAGGCCGAGGTTGTCCAACGGTTGAGTGACGATCTCTCGTCGGATGGACATACCACTGCCGATTAGGTTAACGCTGAGGACAGCGTTGAAGTATCTACCAATGGTGGGGCTGAGCGCGTTGCCGGTACCTGTTTCCGCGAAGCCCTTCTTTGACCCTTCTTCAGTGACGGTCATTATCTTCTCGTTGCCTTGCCGGTCCTTGATTACTTTTTGCTCGGACTTGCCGACCTCGCGGATGTGCGAGAGGACAATCACGTTGCACTTAACTGACTCGTCGTAGAGGGTGGCGCACAAGCTGTCGATCAGGCGCTGTGCGTCCCAGTAATCTTGTATCTGCGGGGCCACTCCGAGGCGGCCATTGAGTTGGGCGATGAACCTCATGGCTGCCTTCCCCGCGAACGTGAGGCTATCGACTACGAGAATGTCCTTCGGTCCCCAAGTCTCTAGGCTTCCACCATCTGGCCACTTCGACAGGGCATTGACGGCGTTCTGCCATGCGACAGCTTGGATCGGGGCGAGCCTGTTGTTGATGGCCTTCATCCGATCTGTCAGGGTGAGGTATGAGACTTGACCTAGCCACCCGTCAAGCAGCTTCTTGTCGCCCTTAGCTTTGTCCCGGAGGACTCCGACTAGGATGTCGAGCCCGTTGTCGAAGTCGAGTATCTTCAGGTTGTACCCTGCCATGATAAGCGAGGCTGTGGCCCCGGTCTTACCCGTTCCGCTGTCGCCAAGCAACAGCAGCTTAGTGGTTGTGTTCGACTGGTGGCTTGCGAGCGTTGGCACTAGATGTCACCTCTGACTTTCAATGGGTCCCAGACCCGTTTCTTAAAGGTAGCTGATAGCCATGAGTCCCGGACCTCGGGGGACTTTCCGCAGATCTTGCGGAACACACAGCCCCCGTATAGTCCACAGGACTGATAGTTCATGGGCCACCAATTCATCTCGGAATAGGTGAAGGCCTGACGGATGAAGTGCTTGGTTGTTTGGAAGTACTCCCGGCGCAAGGAGTCAGTCCGGGGGACCATGCCTCGGCGGAAGCGAGAGAGTGTGACTAGGACCTGCGCGGCGTCGATGATGACTCCTTGAATGGGCAGGTTGTATATGACCCGGCCAGCGAAATCGTACTGGGACATCTGAGAGTCGGGGGAGTACTTGTCGAAGTAGTCCTGGCCTTCGATGGAGTTCTTGGAGGTTTTTCTGTCAACGATGTAGAGATCCTTGCCCATCGAAGCGACCCGGTCGAGGTGACCTGTCAGGAGGATCTGCTCCCCGGTCGGGGCAGTCATCCCCGGAACCTCAAAGCGGAACGACAACTCCACCGCGGGCTTGCCGTTGGCGAGGATGATTGTTTTCAGCGGGTCATCCTTGAACTGGTCGAGATACCAGACTACGGTCCGCACCAGCGTGAACCTGTTTTTCTCCGGGATGTCGGAGGACCACGGGCGATTGAGTTCCCGACTCCATGTGCTGCGGAGACAAGCCCGGACTGCTTCAACCGTAGCAGCCGCATGGTCCATCCCGTCAGCCCGCTTGTGGTCATAGACCTCGAGGGCGTTGTGATAGCACAGCCCGAACGTCAGGTGGGCGGACTCACTCCTAGGAACCCAGCCGTCGATGATCGCCAGCTTGTAGTAACGAGGGCATTTCTCTAGGGCTGACAACGATGTGTTGTCCCAGGCGAATTGCACGGTGTTGAGTGCATGAGAGAAGCTGCTGTTCATAGGCCCAGATCCTCAAGGGTCACGCTGTCATCGAGTTTGGCCTTCGGGGCCTTGACCTTAGGGGCTTTCTCCGTGAGGATAAACCGGGCGCGGTCTGCCTGTAACGCGAGGACGATCTTGGTGATCTCCTCGTCCGTGACCAGCTCCGGGTCTTTGTTAAAGACTTCGTTAAGACTCTCCGGTGTCACCTGACTCATCGGTGAGGAGGTCGAGGTCTCTGAGGTCGGCATCGGATAGCTCCGGGGTTGGGCGGGCCTTTTCAGCTGCGGCTGCGCGGATACGGATGAGGTTCTTGCGGACGAGGGCGCGTATGTAAACTGTGGGTTTGATTTTCAGCGGCGCGAGTATCGCAGCCAGCTCGTCCCAGTCGCCTTGGAACAGGATGATGTCTTTTTTCTCGAGGGGTTCACTTGCTCGGCGCGGCATCGGGACTCTCTTTCACTAGCCATAACTCTTCGTTTGGCAGGACCGGGCTGACCCGGATCTGAATACCCGACAATGCAGGGTCGCCGGCTTTGGACCGAGCTTGGTACAGGAGCTGCTTCGCGCGTCCAACATCCGAGACTGCTATCACGATGCCGTACTGCGAAGCTGCCGCCAAGTGCCAAAACTCTAACCAGTTCATCTGCATTGCCGGGCTTTCGGTTGGGCGGGGACTGCGACCAGAGACGGAAAAGTCACCGCCCAACCTACTCATTACACCGCGAGATCTTCGACGGCCAACTCGGCAGTCGTCGCCACGCGGCGCTTGGCTTCCTCACGGATAGCCGGGTACTTGTCGAGCACCTGCTTGATGTACTCGCCCATCTTCTCCTTGGACACCGAACCAACCTCGATGTTCTTGGCTTTGAGGGCGGTCTTGACCTTCTCCTTGGCAATGCCAAAGGCCTCCCGCTCGACCGGATCGCTGGGAGTGCGCGGTCCACCGCCACCCTTGCGAACGCCGAACTCGTACTCGGATGCGTATTTCTCGAACGCTTCCGCGAGCGCGTCTTGGTCGAGGCTCGCGACCGGCACCTCCGCGTCATCCGCGAGGCCATTGGCCTGACGGTACGCGGCCTGAGCGGCCTTGATCTTGGGAGCGAAGTTGTTGCGGAGGTTTTCCGCGAGAGTCTGATTGAGGGCGGACGCTTCGCCTTCGGTCAGCTCGTATGCCCCAGCCTTGTACGGCTGAGGGGCTTCAAACTCCAGCCCTTGGATCGTAATGCTGGCAACGTCGGCTGACGCGCCAGTCCCTGTGGTTGTATCAGACATTTTAGTCTCCTCTGAACGCGGCGCGATTTTGCCCGCATGGTCAATGTCGCACGGTCCCGAACCCGTGTCAAGCCCCCAATGTGAGGCGTACACGGTTATTCTCGGGGGGATGTTTGATTGTCAAACAAGGGGGATCGAACTGCGGTTGCGTATCTAGTGGGTCTAGGGGTACGAACCTTGGCAACGCGGCACCCGGACCACCCACCTATCTGCCAATGGCCTAGGTCAGAGTGACACCAACTTCCACCTGACACGATGCCGAGGCTGGCAGCTTTAGCCGCGGTCCCTGGGGGATAGGCCCGGATGACTCGACCGCGGGCTACCTGATTGATGTCGATAGCCTTGCCGCACGGATGGAGCGAGGCGAGGCCACAGCGGCCCCTCCTGATCCCACCCATGAACTTGATTGGATAGCCATGCTCGTCGAGCCAATCTATGAACTCTTGGAACTTGGCCGCCGCCGAGGAAGCGACTTGAGTTTTCGCTCCGCTCTTGGATTTAACTTCCGCCCCGAATACGCAGGTGGTTGACAGCAGTAGTATTATGAATGGCTTCATAGCCCTAAGTCCTCCAGTGTGATTGAGTCATCAAACGCTGGCTTACGCGCCCGCACGGGGTCTGGAGCCGTGCGGATAGTTTCACATGTTTGTCGGAGCAGGCGGATCAACTCCACAGCTGTCAGGTCCACGGCAACTATGGGTAGGCCATCCTCTTGGGACCACATACCCATTAGAGCAAACCGCCCGTCTCGCTGAGCCCATACCCGAGGGCCATTGTATTTGTAGGACTTGACCTCCTGCTCCGACTCGGTCATTGCATCTCCTCCAAGTTGGCGAGGACGAGGCGGAACTTGGTCCTCGTCTCGATCACGTATTGCAGGTTCATGTCTTGCTGCAGGGCGATCATGTGTCCGGCAGCTGCTTGGGTCTTAGCGTACTTGGAGGGGACTCTCCACGGGTCGAGATGTACGACCGTGTGCCACTCCAAGCCCTTCGCCTTATGCCCGGTCGCGAGGGTGAACCGGATGCTCCCAGCTTGGAACATCGTCGAGAGGGTTCGGCGGATGTCCCCGGCTGTTTTGGCATCTGAGTTTTCTATTACAGCTTCGAAGCAATCCCACTTGTCTTGGATCAAGGCAACCCGCTCGTCCTTACCATTGGCCCGAGCCTTTGAGATCTCCGACTCTCCCCATTCCCGGAGCAGCCCGATGCACAACTCCACGCTGGCGTCATCGTCAGGGAGGACCTTCTTGCTGAGTGTAATCAGGGCCTTCCCGATCTCCGATCCCATCAGCGTACACCCGATGTGCTGCTTGATCAAGCGTAGGGCAGCAGCGAAGAGTGGGGCATTATTCCGGCAGAGGATCGCGACTTGTTCCCCTCCCGGACTAAGCGATGCAGCCTGCCAATCACTGCTGAAGTTGACCACCTCTCCATCAGGAGCAGTTGCGTGGGCATTGTATCCTGGTGCATGGGTTTGCTGTCTCGCAACGACAGCCTTCGGGCATCGGAAAGTTGTACTAAGTGGGAGGTCAATCCAATTTTCCCTGAGTCCCCGGAGGCTATCCATGGAAGATGAGTCGGCTCCCCTAAAAGCGTAAATAGCTTGTCGAGGATCTCCGACGACAATGAGCCTGCCGGCGGCGGACTTGCGGACTTGGATATGATTGAGTGGAGAAAGGTCCTGTGCTTCATCCACCATGACGAGGGGGTATTTATCAAAGACTCCTCCGAAGAGGGCCGACATGTAGATCTGGTCATCAAAATCCACAAGTCCGGTGTAAGATTGCTTGATGCACTCTCGCAGGACGGATCGGGCAACCCAGATCTGTGTCTCGGAAGCATCGAGGAATAAAGAATCCGCGACTGCTTCCCACCCATCTGGATTGTCTTTGACAATAACTGTCGCGCGTGCACCCTCTGGGACAAGTCCCATCGTACGAGCACGTTTGACCAGTTGGAGGACTGTGGAAAAATCATCTCGGTCTAGCTCCACTGAGTTGGATTTGATGAAAGCCTTGAGGATCTTACCCAGCTTGTCGGTGTCGACCTGGCATCGTTTCCCGATAGCTTTGTTCCATGCTCCAGCTCCAAGCCCATTCATGGTCTTGACGGTGAAGTGATCAGGGAACGCGGCTTCCAGTTCCTCCTTGATTTTCTTGTTGAACGCGAGGGCCAAGGATGGGCGTCTAGGTAGTGCACCGGCCACCATCTTCAGGGTGGTTGTCTTTCCAGTGCCCGCCTTGGCGTCTATCATGATAGGCTCCTCACTGCCAGTTACGGCAGCGAGGATCGCCTGTTGCTCGATGGTGGGTGGGAACCTGAAGTCTTTGAGGAAGTCATCCATCACAGGGCCTCCCCATTCAGGCGCTCTGCCAAGGTCATGATCTGGTCGAACAGGAAGGACTGCATCCGGTACGAGCGATCCGGGTGGCCGAACTTCAAGTGGACCCACTCCTCGTACAGGGTCGAGGCGACCTGCTTCGTACCCTGCTCGAACACCCGGCGGCTCAGCCAGATTTGGTTCTTCTCAGCCCGCCCGAGGATTTCACCCTGGGAATTGTTCCCGAGGTCAACCGCCACCCGGATGACGAAGCTGTCATCGAAGCAGAGGGTGGCCCGAAGGAGAGCCTTCGCCTTGGTGAGACGCTGCTCGTCCATGGGGTCCAGCTTTGTCTCCTCGTACTCTGGCACATCCCGCCCGCGCTTGGACAGGAGCCACAGCCGCCACGCCGTGCGGTTGACTCGGGCTTTCGGCAGGGTCTCAACCACGTCGAGGAAGAGTTCCGAGGGGCTGTACCCAAGTGCGAAGTCAATGTGGTATTCGTACTTGGTATCGGTGGCACAGCCGATGACCTTGTAGAGCAGCTCCTTGTCCTTGCACTCAGTGACGAGGAAGTGCACCAACTCGTGATCGAACAGATACGAATTGGCAATGATGCGATCCTCGGAAAGCTCGGTGCTGGTGATCATGCTGTATGTGAACACCGAGGGCCGGTTGAGTTTGTTGACCCTGATCCCACGGTAGTACGCATGGGTGGACTCACCCTCGTAGACCTTGAAGTACTCGCTTTCCACAAGGGGCTGTCTCTCATGCAGGAAGATCTTCTCCCGAGTGAGGAACTCATCGAAGAACGCCTTGCCCTCGACATGGATGGTGGTAGTGTTTTCCTTCGGCAGGACCTGGGAGGAATAGGCCTTGCCCCCCTCGTCGAGCATGTTGGAATACAGCTCTCTCATCGCCATCCACATCTGCCAATTCTTGCCGAGGTCGGTGGTGATGGCCATGGGCTGGTCGTTCATGTGGATCAGACCGAACGACTTCCCCCTGATCTTTTCGATCCGCGAGGTGAACTCGTACTTCTGAAGCCCGCGGTAGAGGGTGATCTTTCCCCCGTACCTGAGGACCGTGGCGATAGCGTATTTCATTCCAGTGCCAAAGAACCCAATCGCTGTGTCGGACTCTTTAGCGTTGACGCCCATGAACTGGATGGCCCGAAGGTCAATCAATCCAGGGTTCTGTAAAGTGACGCACTGCATGTTCTCAATCCTTTCATGTGAATGGAAGCAGGGGGAGAACTCAGCCCTGCCGCCGGGGGGTTGATCAGAGATCAGCTTCTAGCAACTGTACACAATCCGTCTCAACCACAGCGTTGCCCTTGTGGTCAAACGTCAGCCAAGCTTCGGACCTGAGGAACCCCCCGTCGTCCATGATCTTGGCTATTAGGTCAGCCCGCTTGCCGCCGGTCTTCTCGGAGTTGGCGACGTAGCCTAGGAAGAACGGATCTGACAGCGCAGCGAGGGCGTCCTCGTCGTCGAGGGCGTCGTTCGCGAACTGCTGCCAGATGGAATGGAGCGGGCCGTTCTTGCAGAAGCCCGGCAGGAGAACCTGACAGGCGTTCATGTCGTACTGGTTCTCGGGCTGGCGCTGGATGATTAGTCGAGCGTTGGCCGGGAGGAGGTTGACGATGTCCCCAGCGGGGGGACGGAAGTGAGTGCCCACGAGGGGGCCGGAAAGTCGAGTTGTCATCGGGATGGTACTCCTAGAATGACGAAGGTGAAGATCACGATACAGATACCAATGACGGCCCAGGTCCACTTGAGATCCAGGTCATCCATTGGGGCGGGTCTGCATGGTGAGGAGCCTGTCGTGGATCGCGAGCACGGCGTCGGCTGACTCAGCCAGACCCAATACCCGCAACTGCGCGTCGAGGCAGTCCGAAAATGCGATAGCCTCCTCAAGGGCTTTCTCGTGGAGTTTTTGTTTCAGATGGCTGGCAAGCTGGGCCTGTTGTGGGCGATCCAACTTGGCAACGAACTCAAGAACGTCTGTTGGTAGGCTCATAATCCTAGATCCTCTAGTGTGATCGAGTCGTCGATCTTGATTTTGCGGGCCGAGGGTTTCTTGTCAATGCTCTTGCCCGCTTTCAGAGCCTTGACCAAGGCGTCAGCCATCTGTTGTGTCAGAGCGGCTTTCGTCGAGATATGCTGCGTGGCGAGGTCCATCCGCTCGCGTTCACGCAGGATTGAATTGATCGCAGCCCAGCCGTGCTGGGTGGATGGGAGGCTAATGGTATGAGAGCGGGCCCCACGTTCCGGGCTCGGAAAGTTCAGATAAACAAAGTCCCCTGCCGTCCATATCTGAGCGGCGTAGCTGATTGTCTTGGTGGTCATTGCAGTCTCCTTCCGGGTTGAGGGTTGAGGAGCAACCCTTGCATTTCGATGTAGGCCATGACGTCCACAGGTAGATCTAGGGTCGAGCCTGTGGCCGGGTCGACGAGGTATACTCGGTCAGGGTATCCGCCGATTTTCCACTCGTGGTTATCCAGCAGGTTCATCACCAGCTTAACCCGTTCTTCTATTGGTCCCCGGTCGAGGATTTTGTGAGTCGTCATCTGAATACCACTATATCACGGTTTTTCCACCCTGTCAAGGGGTTGTATCAGTCACCAAATCCGCGGCCACCTCGTCGAGGATGCGGCGCTTATCTTCAGCGGACAGCTCGCCCATGATCACAGCCTCGGGTTCGGAGGAGCGCTGGAGCCGCATGTACTGGCGCTTGTAGGTGACTTTACCTAGGGTGAGTTGACGCCGGGTTTTCTCCTGGGCGACAGCTACAGCTGCAGGCTTCGCGGGCAGCTGCTCGAACCGCTCAGGTGCATGGACGGCAAAGAGTTGAGCTAGCTGGTCGTAGGCATAATCCAGGGCGTCGTAATCGTCGAGGATCTGGCCGATCCGGTTAGTGGGGTTGTTGACTTCAGAGCGAGACATTGTAGGCTCTCCTTGTATCGACCCAACTCGGGTCCGCGTTGACAAACACTGGTGCAATCCAGATCATCCGGGCGAACGAGTAGCCCGGCCCGAACTTTTGCTGGCGTTGGTGGCCGCGGCGCAGATGCGGGCGGCGGGAGACTCCGGTAGGCTTAGCCTCGCCTTCGTCGTGGTCCTCTAGGACCTTCGGTAGGGTGATCGTGGTGGTGTACTCGTAGCGGTCCTTCTTGCCTATGCCGAGGCCGACCGACTTGCAGTGCTTCACGGTTTTGACTGCGTTCCGTGTAGCTAGGAGCACGATCAGGGCGTTGGCGTAGCTGAGTCTCTCGGCGTCGGTGTGCTCGTCGTACTTCGGCCTCGCGTGAAGGCGGCGGAACTTGGTATTGTGGGGGCCTATGGTGATGCGGGTGCTGAAGATGTTATCCTCTAGGGATAGGTTCAGCACATCCAGCCACGAGTCTGGGCCGAAGTTGAACTTGAGGCGGCCGGGGTGCTTGTCATCGGGGATCAGATCCCCTATTGCGACCAGCCTGTGGACGTAGTCCAGCTTCTGTCCGTTGTGGTCGTCGAGGGCAGTGTACGCGGCAATATCTAGGGGCAGTCTCAAGTCAACTCGTGGGTAGGGAAGCTGGTAGATGCCCAGCTCCTTCATGGCAAGGCAGGTCGCCCGGACCTCGTCAGGGTCCAGGGCTGCCCAAGTATCAGCAGATATTTGGAATAGCTGGTTCCGCACGGAGGCTACTCCTCAACCCGCTCGTGCGGGATGGCGTCTCGCATTTCGTCGGCCCAGGCCTTGACATCGACCCGCGCTTGTGCAAGCCCGAGCGGCGTGTTCGGGTACTTGCGCTTGGTGTAGGTGCTGGCCATGTCTAGGAGCTTCCGCTTGGTGATGCCCCTGCGGACCATGATGCCGTGCTTGGCCATGCCAAGGGCTGACCATAGGGTGAGAGCTGACGCCCAACGCGCGCCGTCGAGGCCAGTGATAACCACGCCCCCGAGGGGGAGGTGAGTGATGGTGCTGTCGTCCATTAGAGTGCTCCTGTCCAGAGGGCTGCTGCGGTGAGGATTGTGCTGAGGAAGATGGCAATAACTATCACTTCCAGCAGCGTGATAAACGCGGTAGCTACGAAATCAACAACTCGGTTCATGGTCTTATCCTGCCTTGTAGTCAGCGAGGATCACGCCCCGCTTGATGTGGGGGGCAGCTTTCCCGATGAGGGTGGCCGTGACGTACTGAAGCGGAACCCAGCTGTCGTATGATGGCTCCCGCTGGATGTCGCCCCTTCCGTCAGGGTGGATGGTGCAGGCTCCTTCTGGGGTCTCAGCTGCGACGATGGCGGAACGGTACTCGTCCCACCCTGCAGCTGAGTCCCGAGAGATTCTGTAAAGGTTCATCACTCGAATTCCTTTTCGAACTGCATGTTGAAGATACGCTTGCGGCCCTTTTCCGCCAGCGCCCGTGCGACAGCCTCAGCTCCCGCTTTGCGGATGGCGGCTCGGTACTTGTCCCAGTCGATGATCGCCATGCCGTACTCGTGGACCACGGCCCTGATGCATGGGGGCAGGGAGTCCATGAGTTCCATCCGCTTGACGGCGGGTGGCCAGCGGTCCTCGCCATAGCTGGCGGGGTCGCTCGGGATGGGCTTCGCCACTGGGGCGGGGTCAGCCTCGTCTCTGATGTCGGCTGGGGCTGTGCCCAGCAGGTCGGCTAGGGCGGATTGCAGCTTGACATCATGGAGGGGGTCAAGCGGCGCGGAGGGAAGGCTTCGCCCCCTGAGCGGCTTCGCCGGCTGGATGTGTGATCGGCCCTTGATCATCCGATGGCCTCGAACCTCACGAGCCCGCCACCCAACAGGACCGGCTCGAAATACCGGGCCTTGCAGGGGGCGTAGAACTTGGCCGCCTGTTCGGGGGTGGGCGTCTCGGTGGGA